TTGATGCCGATAGGGCGTCCCGATCCAGCGCCGCGCCTCGGCCACGGCACGCTCGGCCCGCGTCATGGCAAGAGGCTCCCGCCATCGTTGGCCTGTGAGGACACCGGATAGGACGCCAGCCAGTCATCCCCGGGAATATGTGGAAATCCGCGAAAGTTCAGGAAGTTGGCGAACTTGTCCCGACAGGTCGCCGCCGTCTTGTCGCACCCCGCTTCCAGACGGACCGTATCGCCCGGATCGAGCGCGATGCCAAGGCTCGACCACAACTCCACGCTGCGTCCCGCCCCGTCCAGCCGGTCGGACTTGATCAGCCCGACCAACCCCGCCGCCCGTCCCGACACCACCACCAGCCGCCCGCGCTGGAACCAGTCCGCCGGCACACCCGGCACCGCACCCACCCGGACCACCGCCCCGGTCTGCGAACCGACCGCGACGGTGGCCGAAAACCCCGGCTGCGCCAGATCGAACCCACATCGCGCATCGCCCAGAACAGCCGAACAGCCGCGATGATAGGCTCGCCCCTGCGGCTGGTTCAACGCCTCGGTCTGACCGCGCAATTCGGCCCGGAACTGCCCCGCCGTCCGCACGATCTCGCCGAAGGTCCCGCGAAACTGCTCGATGCGCGCGTCGACATCGGCCCAGTTGACCAGCCAGCACCGCACCTCGGCCCCGTCGAACCGGCCCGCCAGCAGGTCTTCCTCGCGCACCGCCGCATCCGAAAGCGCGCCCATCGCCTCGGAGTTGTCGACCGACAGCCCCGTCGTCTGCTGCAGCACCCGCGCGGTCATCCCCGAACTCGCGCGGAACACCACCCCCTCAAAGCTCAGGTCCCTGTCATGGTCGGTAAAGCCATAAACCGCCCCGTCGCGCCGCCGCACCGACCAGGCCCGGCAAACCGAGGTGACGCCGCTCTCCAGATGCGCGTAAAGCCCGCTCACAGCCGCACCTCGATCACCGGGACATTGGGCACCTCGCCCGCCTGAAACGCGCCGACCGACGTCTGGAGGCGGTCGGTGTCGAACCGCACCGGCACGTCGAACTCGAAGCCCGCCGTGATCAGCACGTTGATGTCCGGCGGGTTGGTGAAGGTCACCAGCCCTGCCACTGGATCGACCGAGAATTCCACCGTCTCGACCTTCGGATCGTTGGCCAGCGCCACCTGCACCGTGCCCGCCACCGGCTTCACGATGGGCCGCGTATAGCTCTGCTCACCCGAGCGATACGTCTTCTGTAACGCAAACACCCGCGTCACCCCGTCGCCCCGCCCGATCGTCTGATCAAAGGGCGAAACCTTCAGCGACGGCTTGCACGACCGGAAATCCGACCAGTCCTTCCAGCGGAACCCGTGCAACTGGCCCCGCCGCGCCTCGAAGAACGCGATCAGCAGCTCCACATCATCAAGGCTGCGCAGCCCCAGCCCCGCATCATAGCGGCGGCGCGAATGCGCCCAGGGCGTGTTGCGCTCTTCGAATCCGTTGGCCAGCGTGACCACCTCGGTGCGCCGCTCCGGCCCGCCCAGCGATCCGAAGCTCAGGTTCACCGGAAAGCGTATCTCGTGAAAGCTCATCGCGCGCCCCTACCTGTTCCGTTGCCCGCGGCTCAGCGCCCGCATCGCCTGCGCCGCCACCTGCGTCTGGCTGCGCTGAAACCCCTGCACATCCGGGGTGGAGATGTTCATCACCACCGTCACCGCGCGCCCCTGGCTTGCCTGAACACCCAGGCGACCGTCCGCACCCCGGGCCAGCGGCATGATCGCCTCGGGACCCGCCTCTCCCATCAACCCCGCCCCCCCGCGCATCGGGAAATGCGTGGGTTGCGCCACCACGCCGCCCTTCGCAAACGGCATCACCCGTCCCTGCGCAAAGGTGCCGCCCTTCTCGAACGGCATCAGCCCGCCGAGCAACCCGTTGACCCCATTGGCCAACAGCCCGCCGACCGCGTTCTGCACCGGACGCATCGCGACGTTGTAGACCGTGTCGACCATGCTTTTGGCCAGCCCGCTCAGCACGTCCGACAGCTTGGCCCCATCGAACACCAGCCCGTCGAACGCGCGGCGCAACCCGCCCGAGAACCCGGTCGACAGCGCGTTGACCTCGCGCCCGGTGAACACCAGACTGTCGCGCATCCGCGACAATTCACCGTCAAACGCCGAAACCATGCTGGTCGTCCCGCCCAGAGTCGCCTCCAGCGCCGCGATCTGGTCCTGCAGATCCTCGAATTCCGCCATCGTCCCGCCCTCTCCTGATGTCCGGAAACGCCGCCGCCAGCTCTTCCAGCCGCGCCCGCGTCAGAACTGGTTGGGCCGTGTCGACCCCCAGCATGATCTTCAACTCCAGCGGGGTCAGCCGCCAGAACACGTCCGGGGCAAGCCCCAGGCCCTGAAGCCCGGCCCGCATCAGCCCTGCCCAGTCCACGCCTAGCTTCCCGGCATCGCGAAGGCGCGCGCCAACAACTCGGCCGCCGCCCGCGCCGCCTCCATCGGGCCGCCGCCGATCTCGACCGTGCGCAGGTCGGCGGCCGTCCCCTGCCAGCCGCCGCCCCGCAACCCGGCCACGATCAACGCCAGCACATCGCGCGTCGAAAAGCGCTGCGCCTCGAACCGCTCCACCAGTTCGATCAGCGACCCCGTCTCCAGCGCCGCCTCGAGTTCCGCCAGCGCCCCCAGTGTCAGCTTGGCGACCCGGCGCTCGCCGTCCAGCCAGATCGCCACCTCTCCGGCAAACGGGTTCGCCATCACAGCACCGTAAAGCTCAGCGCCCCGGCACTGGCCAACGACATCTCGTAGGTCGCCTCGCCGTTGTGGCTGCCCGCGTATTCGATGCTGGTGATCTGAAAGCGCCCCTCGACCACCCCGAAACTGGGAATGATCACCTGGAACTCCGGCATCTCGGCGTCAAAGAAGATCTGCCGCGCCCGCTCGTCGGTGTTGGCGTCGCGAAACACCCCCGATCCAGAGATCGAGGCCGTCTTGACCCCCGCCCCCGCCAGCAACTCGCGCCAGCCGCCGGCGCTCTCCAGACTGGTCACGTCCACCGTCTCGGCGTTGAAGCTGATCCGCGTCGCCCGCAGGCCCGCGACCGTCTGAAACGATCCGTCGCCGATCATGTCGACCTTGATCAGCAAATCCTTGCCGCTTTGCACTGCCATGTTGGTTCTCCGATGTTGTTGGAAAGACCGCCCCCGGGGCGGCCCGTTGGCTCAAATCTCGACGCGCGCCCGGAAGGTCAGGTCGATCCGCCGCACGTCCCCCTCGCCCAGACGCCGGGCGCGGGCCTGCACGAACGCCAGATAGACCAGCCGCCCCTTGCTCAGCGTCAGACCGGCCCCCAGCAAGGCGTCCGACACCGCCCCGGCCACCTCCTTGGCGCGGCGAAAGCCGCTGGCCGTGCTGATCACCGCGATGGCCAGCAGATGGTCGGCCCCGGCACCCGATTTGTCCGACCGATCATTGACCACCTCCGGCCCGATCAGCACGAAGGTCTCGGGCCCGGTGCCCGGCGGCGTGGCGTCCAGCACCGCCACCCCCGCCAGGGCCGCGTAACCGCTCAGCCGCCCAAAGACCGCCGCCTGAAGCGCCGCCGCTGCCGCATAGCTCATGCCGGAACCTCCTCTCGCGCGAAACAGGTCAGATAGGCGCCCGACAGATCCTGCTCGGTGACCGCGAGGATCACGAACAGACGGCTCCCGTCGCGAAAGCGCTGCTCGGGGCGCGGGCGGCGCGGCGCGCCCACCACCGCGCCGCGAACCGTGATGCGGAAGGTGACCGAGGCGACCAGCACCTCCTCGCCGTTGGTCTCCCGGCCCGATGACGGCCTGACCTCGCCCCATACCGTGCCCAGGGGCACCCAGGACACCGTCAGCCCCCCCGCACCGTCGGACACCTCCACCGGGTCCTCCAGCACCAGCGGGCGGTTCAGCATCACGCTCATGCCGCCCCCCCGCCCAAGACCCGCACCGTGCGCCACCGCTCGATCAGCGCCTGCACCGCAAAGGGCAGGCCCGCGACGCGCCCGGCCTCGTGCCGCCGCTCGTAGAACTCGGCCGCCAGCAGCATCACCGCCTGCGCAAGGTCGGCCGGCACCGCAGCCCAGGTCGCCCCGAACCCCGCGTCGAACACCACCTCGGCGCGCCCGTCCGTGGCGACGGTCGGCAGCAACACCCCCGTGGCCGCCAGCTTCGGGCGATGCGTGTCCGGCACCAGCCGATAGCGGGTCGGCGACAGAATCGACGTGCCCCCCGCCGCATCGACCATCGTCACCGACACGATCTGCGTCACCGGGGCCACAGGCAGCGCCTGCGCCCCCGCTTCGCGCCAGTCCTCCAGCCGCAGCAGGAACCGCCGCGCGATCAGGATCTTGCCGATCCGCCCCTCGATGCCGGCCAGCGCCGCCCGCAGATACCCCTCGATCAGCGTGTTCTGCATCCCGTCGTCGGTGAACCCGGTGCCCAGCCGCAGATGGTCCTTCAACCCCTGCACCGGCAGGGCCGACCCCGGCACGGTCGTCTGCTCAATCAACATCATGTCCGCTCTCCGACCCATGGCCATCGCCCCCCCGGTGATCCCTGCTCTGGACGCGCGCCCCGCACCGCCAACAAAGGGGGAGCAGCCTGTCGGCACGGAAATTCCGGCGCGCGCCTGTCGAACCCGGCCCCCTGTCAGGGGCCGGGCCGGCCGTCGTGGCTCAGGACACCGCGAACTTCAGCAGCTTGATCGCCGCAAAGTCCGAGATGTCGCCGCCCACGCGCTTGGTCGCATAGAACAGCACGTGCGGCTTGGCGCTGAAGGGGTCGCGCAGCACGCGCAGGTCGGGCCGCTCGGCAATCGTGTAGCCCGCGTTGAAATCGCCGAAGGCGATGGCATAGGCGTTCGCCGCGATGTCGGGCATGTCCTCGCAGATCAGCACCTGATACCCCATCAGCCGCGCGGGCTCCGCCGCCGCCAGCCCGTCCGACCACATGAAGCGCCCGTCGGCGTCCTTCATCTTGCGCACGGCACCGGCGGTCTTCGAGTTCATCACGAAGGTCGCGTTCGCGCGATAGTCCGCCCCCAGCGAGTAGATCAGGTTCACGATGCAGTCGACCGAGTTGGTCGGCGCAAAGTCGGCCGCAGCCCCGGTGGGCACATAGCCCAGGCTGCCCCAGGTCCACGACGCGTTCGCAACCTTGGCGGGCAGCAGGAAGCCCTTGGGCTTGTCCACCCCGTCACCGCTCACGAAGGCCGCCGATTCCGCGCGGATGAAGCGGGTCGCGATCTTGCCGGCCAGCCAGCCCTCGACGTCAAAGGCGCTGTCGTCCAGCAACCGCTGGCTCGCCTTCGGCATCGCCGACAACTCGTGCAGGCGGATCGAGATGCGCTCGATGGTCGGCGTCGCGGTCTCGGTCACGCTGCCCGTCTCGGTCTGCCAGCCCGACCCCACCTCGCTGCGGTCGACCAGCACGTCGAACGACACGGCATCCACGTTCACCACATTGGCAATCGCGCGGATCGACGAGGTCGAGACCAGCATGCTGCGGATGCGGTCCGCCGTCTGCGGATCCACCAGATAGCCGCCATCGGCCGCAACCGCCGTCGACATCGCCTTGCCTTCCAGCACCAGGCCCCGCAGCGCGTCGTCGTCGCCCGAGCGCAGATAGGCGTCGAACGCCTTCTTGTGGGGCACCTCCACCTCGGCATGGGCCGACAGGGCGGGGCGTCCATAGGTCATCGTCTTGGCGTTCAGCATGGTCAGTCGCTCTTCCTGTTGTTGCAATGAAGTCTTCACATCGTCCTGAAAGCCCCGGAAGGCGTTCAGGAATCCGGCCATCGCGGCTTTCACTTCCGCACCCGGATTCGGGCCTGCAGGCATGTCTGCCCCGGCCCGGGAGTCTCTCTCGGTCATGTCGTCTTCCCTAAGGTTGGTCGTGAAAGGGCGCTTACCGCCCGGCCATCAGATGCGCGGCATCCCGAAGAAGTGCCGCAACATCGCGCCAGGTGTCGGCACCCGGGTCATCCCCCTTGGCCTGCACCCGCGCCTCTTGAAGCATCGGAAAGGTCACCAGCGACACCTCCCAAAGCTCCAGCTCTGCCAAGCGGCGCTGCCCCTTGCCATCGCGTTCCGCACGCACCGTCCGATAGCCGATCGACAACCCGTCGATCGCCCCCGCCGCCAGCAGGGCCGCCGCCTCGCGCCCCTTCTCGACCTCGGTCAGGATGCGCCCCTTGACCCACAGGCCCGTGGCATCCTCGCGCACCTCGTCCCAGACGCCGATCGGCTGCGCGGGGTCGTGCTGCCACAGCATCTTGACCCGCGCCCCCTTGCGCGCCAGCGCGGCGAGCGACCCCTTGTAGGCCCCCGCCTCCACCACGTCGCCGCCCTGATCGCGCTTGCCGAACAGGCTCGCATACCCCTCGACCAGACAGCCGTCCGTCACGACCAGCGGCTCCGCCCGCGCGAACTTGCGCTCCGGCGCGGCCCATTCCGAATAGATCATCGCTTTCACCTCGTTGCCGCCGAAATCAACGCCTCGGCCCCCTGCGTCAGCAGGAAGACCGCCACCCCGCAGACGCCGACCCAGATGCGCTTCTCCATCCGCTCCAGCCCCGCATCGATCAGCCCCAGCCGGAACTCCAGCGCGGCCCAGCGCTCCTGCGCCACCCGCTCGTTCGCATCGATGCGCATCGTGGCCGCATCGAAACTGTCGTAGAGAAAGCGCGACCCGCTCCCCGCCGGACGCTCAGTCATCGTCACTCAGGCGCGGCAATCCCAGGATCGCCCGCTTCTCCGTGGCGGTCAGGAACTCCGCCGCGCCAACCCGCGCCCATTGCTGGTCACGCTCCGCCGCCAGCGCCGGGATCTGGTCCAGATCGGGCCGCAGCTCGACCATCTCGCCCGCAAATCCCGACAACCAGTGCGAGATGGCCGCCGTCACCCGCGCCGCCAGCGGCAGCACCGTCAGCCGGTAGAACGCCCGGTTCGCCTCCTGATAGTTGGCATAGGTGGCGTCGCCCGGAATCCCCATCAGCATCGGCGGCACCCCGAAGGCGATGGCGATCTCGCGCGCCGCCGCCTCCTTGGTCTTCTGGAACTCCATGTCGCTGGGCGAAAACCCCATCGGCTTCCAGTCGAGCCCCCCCTCCAGCAACATCGGACGGCCCGCATTGCGCGCGCCCTGATGGTGCATCTCCATCTCGTTCACCAGCCGGTCGTATTGCTCCGAACTCAGCGTCCCCTGCCCGTCCACCCCCTTGTAGACCATCGCGCCACTGGGCCGCGCGGCGTTGTCCAGCAGCGCCTTCGACCAGGACGACGCGCTGGTGTGCACGTCGATGGCCACCGCCGCCGCCTGCAACGGCGAGAAACCATAATGGTCATCCTGCGGATGGAACGTCTTGATGTGGCAGACCGGCTGGCTGTCCGGCGCCATGGCAAAGCGATGCACCCGCCCGCCCACCGTGTAGTCATAGGCGACCGGCCAGCCATCCGCCCCCGGCACCAGGCTCATCCGGTCCGACCGCAGCACATGCAACTCGCCGGGCAGCGCCCCCGCTCCGGGCACCGCCTCGACATAGGCATTGCCCGAAAGCAGCAGATAGCCGTAGATCGCCTCGAACAACTCGGCCCGCCCCTGCGCCCCGTTCGGACGCCGGATCAGATCCAGCACCGGATGCTGCTCATAGCGCCGCTCGTGATCCTGGCAGACCAGCGGCAGCGCCGCGGCCGCCTCCGACACCAGCTTCACACAGCGAAATCCGATCGGATTGCCCTGAAACCCGGTCCTGCTCAACGAGACCGTGTCGCGCGGTGACCACACCGTCCGCCCCGACCCGCCCCAGGCCACGACCCGCCCGGTGGCCGAAGCCTTCTTCTCGGGCACCGCGGCAGCCTCCGCCGCCGCCGCCCCCCGCCGCAGGAAATCGAACACCATGCCGCCAAACTCCTGTTATCCGCGGGCAACAGCCCACCGCCCGCCGCGACCCGCAAAGGGGGCCGCGGCAATCCCGACCCCCACCCGGGGGGCCCACCTGTTCCTGACATGCGCCGCGAAAGCCGATCCCCGGGCTTTCTCACTGGCGCAAATATCCCACGGGGTCGTCCGTTGGTCCGCCATTGGTCCGAGGATCAATGGACGACGGGGTGTGAAACCCCCGGCTTTCGGCCTTACAACCCGCGCACCTGCGGTCGGCGGAAGCTTTCCGACGGCTCCACGATCAATTCGGTCAGCGCCCAGACCAGCGCATCCAGCCGGTCGGGGCTGCCCTTGCCCTGATAGCCGGTGACGGTCATCTGGCACATCTGCTCTTCCAGCCGCCCCAGACCGCCGACATGGGCCACCCGCCCCTGCTCGTAAAGCGCCGCAACCGGCTCGGCCCGCAGCATCTTGCCCTTCGTGGCCCGCACCTGTCGGATCGCCACCAGCGGGTCGATCCCCCGGATCACCGACTGCACCATGTCGCCGCCCTGGTTCACCTCCACCACCAGCCGGTCGGCGCCGTGCCGGTCCATCGCCGCCAGCGCGGCGCGCGCCCATTCGTCCGGCGAGGCGCCCTGCACGGTGGCATCCTCCAGCACCACGGCCCGCCAGGATTGCGGCGGCCCCTCGGTCACGGCCCCCACCACGACGATCCCGCACTCGTCCGATCCCTTGTGCCCGGTCACCGGCGGATCGACCGCCACCACGACCCGGCCCATCGCGGGCGCGGCCGCCACCCGGGCGCGCTCCAGGGTGCCGGCACTCCACAACGCGCCCTGCAGGTCCTCCAGCAGCAACCCCTCCAGCTCCTGCCGCCCCATCCGGGTCCCGGCATAGCGCGCCTGCACCTCCTCCAGGAACGAGGCCGCAAGATAGGCCCGGTTCGCATCCGTGGGCGCATGGGTGATCACCGTCGAGGGGTTCTTCATGATCCGCTTCAGCGCCGGGATGTTCTGCGGCGTGGTGGTCACCACCTGCCGCGGATGGGCGCCCAGCCGCAGCGCGAACTGCAGCATGTCCCAGGTCTCCTCCGCCTTCGGCCATTTCGCGAGCTCGTCCACCCAGGCCGCGTCGAACTGCGGCCCGCGCAGACTGTCGGGGTCGAAGGCGGAATAGACCTGCGCCACCGCCCCGTTCGGCCAGACCAGCCGCTTGCGCGTGGCCTCCCACACCGGGCGACGGTCGGGCGGGGTGCAGGCCAGCAGACCGCTCTCGCCGAAGATCATCACCTCGCGCGCCTGATCCACCGTCTCGGCCACCAGCGCCACCCGGGCGGACCGGCCGGGGTCGGTCGGCCCCGCCCCCTCCACTTCGGCCCGCACCCATTCGGCCCCGGCGCGGGTCTTGCCCGCCCCGCGCCCGCCCATGATGACCCAGGTCTTCCACGCCCCCTCGGGCGGCAACTGATGCGGCAGCGCCCAGAAGTCGAACAACCACGGCAGCGCCAGCAGCGCGTTGTCGCTCAGCCCGCCCAGGAAGGCGTCGACCTCAGCCTGCGTCGCGGAGGCAAGCCAGCCTGCGCCCGATTTCATCGCGTGCGGCATGTAGGTCGAGGCTGCCGGTTCCGACATCCCCGGCGACCTGCTTGCGGAGTTTTTCAACACGGGTCCGTTCCTCCATCAGCGAATGGAATGCCTGCTTCAGATCGCGCACGGCCACCAGGGCCGCCTTCGCCTCGGCAACGTTGCCCTCCCGCACCGCGTTCAGGGCCCGCGCCAGATCTTCCGCCGCATCCTTCAAAAGATTTTCCGTCGCCGCCAGCAAGGCTGGCGGCGTGTCTCCTGCCGAGAACTTGATGCTCATTCCTGCTCTACCCACCTCTCATGCCGTCCCCCGCACGAGTGACATGAAAAAGCGGCCCGGGTTGCCCCGCGCCGCTTGCCCATCTCTTCCAGCATGCCACAAGTCCTACCTTGAAGCGGACGCAATGTCAAACAGAAAATTCAATCGGATCAACGGGTTGACGTGCGGTCCGTTAGGGTTTCGTTAACACCTTCGCCCCGACCATCGCCACTTCGATGTCAAGGGGCGGCCCCGCCAGCACCTGCTGGCGCGGCGCGGCCCAGAAGTGGGGCAGC